GATTTTGACGGAGTCCGCGATGGAGGACATGGTGGCGGCGCAGAACGTCGCCGTGAACCCTTTAACGATTTTGACGGGAACACCGCCGCGCCCCCGTGATCCGGGTGAGGTGTTCACGATGGTTCGGGAGGAGTCTTTGTCGGGGCATTCCGAGGACAGCTTGTATATCGAGTTGTCGGCGGACCGTGATTGCGATTTGTTGGACAGGTCGCAGTGGCGTAGGGCGAATCCGTCGTTTCCGCAGAGGACGTCTGAGCGGGCGATGCTGCGGATGAAGAAGAACTTGTCTGATGATTCGTTTCGCCGTGAGGCCCTTGGTGTGTGGGACGAGATCAGTGTTTACCGGCCGGTGGTCACTGAGTCGCAGTGGCGGGCTTTGGAAGATGTCGGCCCTGGCGATGATGTGAAGCCGAACGCTTTCGGGGTGGATATGTCTCATGGCCGGGCTATCAGCGTTGGGGCGGCGTGGCAGGTTGGCGACGCTGTTCACTTGGAGGAGGTGTGGGCGGGCACCGATGAGCACGCAGCGCTGGCCTGGTTGGTGCAGCAGGCGGGTAGGCGTATCCCGGTGGTGGTGGATTCGGCTAGCCCAGCGGCTTCGCTGGTGCCCCAATTGCGTTCTGGTGGCTGCAAGGTGCGGGTGACCACGGCGGGGGACATGGCGCGGGCCTGCCTGCTTTTTGAGGGCGCGGTGTTGTTCGACGGGCCCGATAAAAGGTTGTCGCATGGCGGTCAGGAAAGTTTGACCCGGGCTGTTGGGAACGGGAAGAAACGCCCGATTCGGGATGCGGGTGGTTGGGGTTGGGATCGCCGTGACCCGAACGCCCCGATTCATCCTATTGTGGCCGGCACTTTGGCGATTCTGGGTGCTGCTGAAACTAAACGTGCCCGTGGCGGTGCGACATTCGTCTGAAACAGGAGGTGTCATGACGGTTCCGTTGTATGCCGATCCGGCACCCATGGGTGAGTTGAGCCCCCAAGAGGTCGACGCGCTTATCGGCAAGATGTGGCAACTCCACGTGTCCGAACGGGCATGGTTGGATCGCATCTACGAGTATGTGAACGGTCTTCGTGGTCGCCCGGATGTCCCGGAGGGCGCCTCTGATGAAGTGAAAGATTTGGCGAAGCTTTCCGTTAAGAACGTGCTCGGGGTGGTGCGGGACTCGTTTGCGCAGAACCTTTCGGTGGTGGGTTATCGCTCCGCTACGGCGCGTGAGAACGCCCCGGAATGGGAGCTGTGGCAGCGGAATCGGATGGACGCCCGGCAGGCTGAGGTTCATCGCCCCGCCCTGACCTATGGTGCGGCTTATGTGACGGTGACCCCTAGTGAGGACGGCCCGGTGTTTAGGCCGCGCTCACCGCGCCAGATTTTGGCGGTGTATGACGACCCGACGTTAGATCCGTGGCCGCAGTATGCGTTGGAGACGTGGACCACACAGAAGGATGCGAAGCCCCGCCGTATGGGGGTGCTGTATGACGACCGGTTTATGTACGAGCTGGATTTAGGGGAGTTGTCGGCGGGGGACACCGCCGCTGAGGCTGCCCGTGTGACGCGCCCTATCCGGGTGGTGAATGTTCTTGGTGTGACTGCGCATAACGCCACTTATGAGGGTCGGCCGGTATGCCCGGTGGTGCGGTTCGTTAACTCTCGTGACGCCGATGACATGATCGTGGGGGAGATCGCACCGCTGATCTTGCAGCAGCAGGCCATCAATAGCGTGAACTTTGACCGGCTGATTGTGTCAAGGTTCGGGGCGAATCCTCAAAGGGTTATCACCGGGTGGTCTGGCACTAAGCAGGAGGCTTTGAAGGCTTCGGCGTTGCGTGTGTGGACGTTTGAAGACCCGGATGTGAAAGCGCAAGCGTTCCCCGCCGCGTCGGTGGAGCCGTACAACTCGATTCTTGAAGAGATGCTGAATCATGTTGCGATGACAGCGCAGATTTCCCCCTCGCAGGTGACGGGGAAGATGGTTAACGTTTCTGCGGATGCGTTGGCGGCTGCGGAGGCGAATCAGCAGAGGAAGCTCGCGGCGAAGCGGGAAAGTTTCGGGGAGTCGTGGGAACAGGTTTTGAAGTTGGCCGCCGAGATGGGTGGCGACACAGCGGATAACACGGCTGCGGAGGCGGGCGCCGAAGTTATCTGGCGTGACACCGAGGCCCGTTCGTTCGCGGCGGTGGTTGATGGCGTGACTAAGCTAGCCGCTGCTAACGTTCCGATTGAGCACCTTTTGACTTTGATTCCTGGTATGACACAGCAGCAGGTCCAGGGGATTAAAGAGACGATGCGGGGGGCGCAAGCCACGTCGCTGGTGGAGCGGCTTCTGAATCCGCCTGCCCCGGTTGACCCGTTGGCAGTAGTCGATGCCGCCCCTCGCGGTAACTGAGTTCACCGCGGCGCTTGGTGAACTGGCCGCCCGCTCAGGGGAATCCGCTGCGGCGCTTATCGCCCGCATCAGCGGGTTGCCGGCGGATGAGGGTTACGCGTTCATCACCGATGCTTACCCGGCGTTGCTGGACCCGTACCTGTCGGCGTCGGGGCTGCTGACTGCGCAGTGGTATTCGGAGCAGCCCACAATCCCGGTGAGGCCGGGTGCTGCGGTGTTCACTCCGACCCCGGCGGTGTTACCGGACCCGAAACAGTTGGGTATATCGGCTCGGTGGGCGTTGTCGCAGGGTGACCCGTTGACGGCTTTGCGGGGCAACGCGATTCGGTCGACGATGAACGCTAGCCGGGACACGGTGGTTGTTAACGCCGGTGTTGAGGGGGTGCGGTGGGTGCGTCACGCCCAGCCGAATGCGTGTGGTTTCTGCCGGATGTTGGCTACCCGTACCGATTACACGGGCCGTGGTGTGACAGTCAACAAACAAACCGGGCGGGCTGAACTACGTGTCATCGGGACACGGCGTGGTCGCCGCAAGGCCGGCGACCGGTACCACGACAGCTGCGGGTGTACGGCGGTTCCCCTTCGGGACGGAATCTATACGCCGCCGGATTATGTGCAGCAGTGGCAAGAGGATTACAACGCTGCCCGCGATCAGGGTGCTACCACGCCAGCGGATATCGGTTTAGCGATGGACCGCCGCGTAAGAACTGACGCTTTTACCCCGGTCGATTTAGACCGCTGAGTTTCCCGTCCGCGCGATGCGGTCGGGCGTTTCCCTTGCGCGACGCAAGGGGCCAAAAAATATAGGAGATGGCGCGATGCCTGAAACCGACACCACCACGGAAACCGCCGAAACAGGCGACACCACACCAGAAGAAACGCAGGCCACCAACAGTCACGACCTGGGAGACGGCGGGAAGAACGCTATTGCAGCTGAGCGCGAGGCTCGGAAGCAAGCCGAAAAGCGTGCCGCCGCCGCCGAAAAGGCTGTGAAGGAATACGCCGACCGCGACAAAACGGAACTCGAGAAGGCTGTTGAGCGCGCCGCGGAAGCCGAGAAGCGTGCGGCGGCAGCGGAATCCCAAGCGCTGCGGTCGAACATTGCTGCCGCTAAAGGTGTTCCGGCGTCGTCTTTGAACGGCACCACCGAGGAAGAACTGACGGCGTCAGCCGATGCGCTGATCGCTTGGCGTGACCAGCAGGTCACACCACCCGCCCCGAAACGCAGCCCCACATCGGGCGGCGGTTTCAAATCCGGCGCAACGGGCGCCGAATCGAACACCCTGACCCCGAAAGCCGCTGCCGCTGAGGCAGTCCGGCGTTTCCGGGGAGGGAACCGCTAACACACTTCCGCGCGAGGATCGACCTCGGCGGGGAATGAAAAAGAAGGAGGCCAATCATGGCTGACATTTCACGCGCCGAGGTCGCAACCCTCATCCAAGAGGCATACGCGGACACTCTGCTGGGTTCGGCGAAGGAGGCCAGCACTGTGCTGACTGCCTTTACCACGGTCAACATGGGTACGAAGCTGACGCACCTGCCGGTGCTGGCTACCCTGCCCGAGGCGGGGTGGGTTTCGGAGTCCGCTACCGCCCCCGAAGGCGTTAAGCCGCAGTCTCAGGTGACCTGGGCCGACCGGACACTGGTGGCTGAGGAAATCGCGGTGATCATCCCGGTTCATGAGAACGTGATCGACGACGCCACCGAGGCGATTCTGTCGGAGATCGCCGCTCTCGGTGGGCAGGCCATCGGCAAGAAACTGGATGAGGCGGTGTGTTTCGGCATCGACAAGCCCGCCTCGTGGGTGAGTGATGATCTGTTGGCTGCGGCTATCGCTGCGGCGCAGGACGTCACCGTCACCAACGGCACCGCGAACGAGTCCGACCTCGTTGGTTGTGTGAATCAGGCGTCGGAGTTGCTGGCTACCGCCGGTTACGCCCCCGATACCCTGCTGTCGTCTCTGGCGATGCGCTACAAGGTCGCGAACCTTCGTGATGGCAACGGGCAGATGGTGTTCCGCGACGAGTCGTTCAACGGCTACCGGACGTTCTTTAACCGGAACGGTGCGTGGGTTCCGGAGTCCGCCACGGCGTTCGTGGTGGATGCGAGCCGCGTCCGGATCGGTGTTCGGCAGGACATCACGGTGAAGTTCCTCGACCAGGCCACCCTGGGCACCGGGGAAAGCCAGATCAATCTCGCTGAGCGCGACATGGTCGCTATCCGCATGAAGGCGCGGTTCGCTTACGTGCTGGGTACCGGGGCCACCGCGGCGGGTGTCGATAAGACACCTGTTGGTGTGGTTCTCCCGGACAGCGGCAGCTAAACGGGTTGCCAACGGGTGCCAGCCCGGCACCCGTTGGCGCACCGTCCAATAGGGAAGGGGTCAGGTCGTGGGATTAGCTACACCGGAGGATGTGGAGTCCGCTTTGCGGCGCACTCTGACCGACGAGGAACTGTCTTCGGTCGAGGGGCTTATCGAGGAGGCTTCCGACCTGGTTCTGGGGTATCTCTGCCATTATGTGCTGCCTGATCCTGTTGATCCTGTGCCGGCTCCGATTGTGCGGGCGGTCGCCACGATGGTGGCGGCGGTGTTGACGAAACCTGTTACGACGGCGGCGGATTACGGCACGTCTGGTTACAACATTGCCCGTGAGTCGATGACGGTTGCGGTGGGTGTTGAGTCGGCGACGACGACGGGGCCGTGGCTGACGGCGTCGGTGAAGAAACGGTTAGACCCTTACCGTGTGTCGTTCTGGTCGTACTCGATGTGAGTAACGGCGAAGTCAAGCTCAAATTCAAGTACGGGGCGAAGTTCAAGCTCCGTAACAGCCCTGAGGTAGTCGCGTTCCTTGAGAATATGGGTGCTCAAGCGCGGGACGAGGCAAACGAAACCCTGCCCGAGGGTGTCGGTTACCGCATGTCATCAAGCCGGGGAACAAATTTCCCGTACGGCCGGTGGACTGTGAACGTCTACACGTCAAGCAACCACGCAAAGCGGTCTAACGCGGTCCATAACACGCTATTGCGGGTCATCGGATGATTGTGTGGCCGACACCGAAACCGGCTCTCCTAGCTGCCATTACGGTGCTAGATGAGGCTTTCGGGGAGTACGCGTTTGTGTCGGCGAAGCTACCGGCCCGGCAGCACCCGGACAGGTTTGTTCGTGTGTCCCGTACTGGTGGGGTGTTGGACAACATTGCCACCGATGGGGCCCGGATTTTGGTGGAGTGTTACGCCAGGGATGTGGGGCAGGTTGAGGCGATGTGCAACACCGCTAGAACCGCTTTGCGGAACGCTGGTGGCACCACCGTTGTTTCCGGTGATGTGGAAATGTTTGTGAGGTTCTGGCAGGAAACGTCCGGGCCGTCTGACTTCCCAAACCCTGAGATTGTGGATTTTGAGCGGTGGCAGTTCACCGGCGAACTTCTCGTTAAAGCTAACTGACACAACTGAATACATAACTTCATAACAACCCGTTCAGGCCGTCCCAGTAAACGCCTGAAAGGCAAACTGTCATGGCCGATTCCGGAAACATCTGGGCCGCTACTATCCCCGCCGATGGGGCTGCGGTCTCCCGGCTCCCTCTTGGTACCACCCTTCCGACCTCTGCGACCGCTGAACTTGACCAGGACGCCGAGGATTTGGGGTGGGTGTCGGAGGATGGTGTCACCAACAGCATTTCCCGTGAGACCACTAAGCACCGCGCGTGGGGCGGTGAGGTTGTCAAGGTCACCCAGGACAACTACACCGAAACAATCAAACTGACCTTGCTCGAATCGTCTGCCGCCGTACTTAAGACGGTGTACGGGGAGGACAACGTCACCGAGGACGGCGACACCATCACCGTCGAGCATTCCCGGCTGATGCTGGAACGTCAGTCGTTCGTCATCGACTTCATCGACGGTGACCGGGCCGGCCGCATCGTGATCCGTGAGGGTCAGGTGACCGAGGTCGGGGACATCGTGTACGTCCACAAGGATCTGACCCGCTACGAACTGACCATCGACGTGTTCAAGCCTGACAATGCTGATAACGCGGTTGTCGTGTATTTCGACTACGCCCCTGGGTCGTAGCTGAGCCCTTTCCGCCGGGTGGTGGTCTGGGACGGCCTCACCACCCGGCGGGAAGCCCCTGAGTTTCTGTCCGTCCCGAAAACAAGTTGAAAGGCTGTCCCAAATGATGAAACCCATTCTCGGCGCTAACCATCGCTCTACCCGCATCGAGATCACGTTGCCGGTTGACGTGTCCGGTGAGTACGCCTATGACGAGGACGGGAAACCGATTAAAGGCAAAGTGCCGGTGACGATCACGGTTCCCCGGTATGACTGCATCCCGCGTCCGCAGATGAAGCAGTTGACGAAAGACCTGGCGGCGATTGATGATCTGAAAGATGAGGACGGGGAGCCGCTGACTCCGCAGGAGCGCGGTGTTGCTATCGCTCTTGCGATGTTGCGCCCGTTTGTTTCCGAGGACGAGTACACGGTTTTGGGTGGGTTGCAGTTGTTCGAGTTGGAGCAGATCGCCGAACGCATCCAAGAGGGTTCGTCGATTTCGGCGGGGGAATTGCGGGCCTCGACCAGCTCCTAGACGAGCATGGCGGGGCCGTCAACTATGACCTGATGACCCGGACAGCGTTCCGGCTCAGTGACTTAGGTGAAGTGTTCACCTGGGGTGATCTGCGGGACTTCATCGCACATCTACCACCGACCGCTGATTGTGCTTTGTACCGGACCCAGTACCCGCGGTCTTATTGGTGGTCCCCGGAGATGGATTTCCTCGCAGCGATTTTGAATACAGGTCAGTGGGCGAACTGGCAGCGCGGCGGGAACAAGTCAGCGCCGAAACCGAAGCCGATCAAACGGCCTAAGGAAAACCCGAAGAACGGGCCGAAAACATCCGAAGAACTTGCAGCACGCAAGCGTGCGGTGAAACGAAAGAAAGGGGCGGTAGCTGATGGCGATTGAGCTAGCGACCGCCTACGTGTCTCTTGTCCCTGAGACGACGAAGCTTGAAGCGGGGATTAAGGCCGCGTTCACTGGGGTGTCCAAGCAAGCTGACATCACGGGTAAGGATGTCGGCACCCGGTTAGCCCGCACGGCTTCTAAGGCGATGCGGGACGGGTGGACCCCGGACAAAGACATCATGGCCGGGATACCGAATACCAAGCTGGATCGTATCGGCGCCCGGATGGGGCAGTTGATCGGCAAGGGTGTTTCGGCGGGCATCAAGGGCCAGCAGTTGGGGCGGGACTTCGGTCAGAGCTTCGCTTCTGGTGCCGGGTCGATTGGGTTGGGATCGGTTATCCGGGGGTGGAGTTCGGACCTTAAGGGGCAGTCAAACAAGCTCGGTTTTGTGGCCGGTAAGGCGTTGTCGGCTGGGTTGCAGACGGCGATGGTCGCTGGCACTGCGGGGTTGGGTTTCATGCTCAAGTCCGGTTTTGACCGGTTGGTCACGTTGGACACCGCCCAGTACAAGCTGAAGCAGATCCTCAAGAGTCAGGGCAAAACTGATCCGAAGGATTTTGAGCGGATCAACAAAGCCGTTCAGGCCACCGTAGATAAAACACCGTTCAGCCTTGACCAGGCTTTTGGGACTGCGGTTAACGCCATCGGCGCCGGTTCTCAAGACATTGAACGTTTCATGGCCAACGTTGCGGATGCCGCCGGTTTCGCGGGGGTCGGACTTGACCGGATGGGTCTGATATTCAACCAGGTACTTGCCAAGGGCAAGTTGACCGGCGAAGAAACCATGCAGTTGATGGAAGCCGGGTTGCCGGCCCGGTCGTGGATTCAGGCCTCCTACAAGCTCACCGCTGAGCAGTACGACAAAATGCAGGAAGACGGCGAACTAACGCTCGACATGCTGCAAAAGTCGATTGAGGACCACGCCCCCGGCATGGCGAAGGCGTTGGGCGGAACCCTCCAGGGCTCTATCGACAACATGAAAACGTCTTTCACGAGAACCGGGGCGAACCTGTTGGCCGCGTTGCTCGGTGGGGCCACTGGTGACCCTACCGAAGGTTTGAAAACCGCGGTGCAGCGGATCACCGAAATGCTGAACAAGATGAACGCGTGGGTGATCGCCAATAAGGACAACATTCGCGATTTCTTCACTGCCGCAGTGGATGCCGCGAAGAAACTTGCCGGTGTTTTGGGTGAGATCGCCGGTTTCCTCAAAGAGCACCCCGGTTTAGTACAGGCCGCAGTGGGTGCGTTCGTGGCGTTCAAAACAATCGCCGGGGTCGCGGCGCTCGCCAAGACACTGGGGAGTGTCGCCGATCTGCTGAAGATTGGTTTGCCGTCCGCTGCCGCGACCGGGGCCACCGGTATCGGTGCGGCACTGGCGAAGGTCGCTGTCCCGGCGTGGTTGGCGTTCCTCGTGGCGAGTAACGCCGACAGCATCGAGGGCTGGATTCAAGGCAAGACGGGGATGCCTTCGGGGCAGTCCATGTTCGATGATGCTCAGGCGAAGGTTAACGAGCGCTTGGGTATTGGTGGGGGGATGGGTTCGCAGCAGGCGGGTCCGAACGCTTCGCGGATGCGTCGCGGGTTGCCCCCGGTAGGTGGTGGGAACGCCGCTGCATCAATTCTTGGTAACGCCGCCGGGGTCGGTTTGCAGTCTGGGCAATGGGCTGATGTCGACGCTATCGCTCAAAACAATTTCGGGTTGTCGATGACATCCGGGTTTAGGCCCGCCGCCGGTCCGACTATCGCAGGTGTTCCGGCTGCACAGTCTTTCCACTCCACGGGGCAGGCGCACGACTTCAACGGTACCCCGGAGCAGATGTTGGCGTTCGCCAACTACATGGCCGACAACTACGGCCCCCAACTCAAAGAACTGATTTTCGACGCCCCCGGTTTCGAGAAGACGATCAAGAACGGTGAGGTTAAGGGTCCGTTTGGTTCGTACTACACAATGGATCAGGCCGGTAACCACGCCGATCACGTTCACGTTGCGTTTGATTCCGGGGGATGGTTGCAGCCCGGTAGCACGATGGCCTACAACGGGACTGGTAAGCCTGAGCTGATCCTGACGGCTGAGCAGCAGCAGAAGCTAGCCGACCAAGGTATTGACCCCGGATCGTTGTTGCATAGCGGTTCCGGTGCAGCACCCGGCCCCCCTGAAACCGCCGGGCAGCCATCTACCCCCGACTATGGGGGTGATTTCCTGCGCTCTATGGGATTCGTCCCCCAATCGGCCGGTAACACCGGGGTTGCCGGCACCAGCACGCTGGCGAAAACCATCGGCATGGGTAACGACATCGTCGGCGGGATCATCGACACCGGAACGAATCTCGCTCAGACCGCGGTTTCAGCGGCCATCGCTGGCGGCACAATGGGCGCCGGTGCCGCCGCTGGACCTGCCGCCGGTGCCGCCGCCTCGTATGGGATCGAGCTGGCCGGGAAAACACTGAAACGTATTTCGTCGTACGGCTTCCAGATGGCCGGCATCGGTGCGGATGCGCTGATGGAACAGATGATGCCGTTCGGCGCCCCCCGATGGCTTGGTTACGACTATACCGCGTTCGCCCCGCAGTTAGGTGTGCAGCAGGCGTTAACCGGAACCCTTGAGAAGATGGGTGCCGACGCTATCAATCAAAGGTTTGGGCAACCGACTTCGGAGGCTGCGGCCCCAGTGCAGCCGAATCAGTTGCCGGGGATGGCGCAAACCACCACCACACCACCGGAGGGGCAGCCGCATGGCGGTCAGGGTGGTCAGCCCCCCGGCCCCGGTGACGTCCTTAACAACCTGTTCAAGTTCGATCAGGGCGGGATGCTCCAACCGGGTCAGGTGGGTGTGAATATGACGCGGCGGCCGGAACCTGTTCTCACACCGCAACAGTGGGACGCTATCGCCGCGTCGTCGTCGAGTCCTGCGCCGGTTCAGCCGTTGGTGGGGAACCTGTACACGCAGGACATGCAGGACGCGATAAGGCAACTGGACAAGGTTAAGCGCCGGGACATGATGCAGTACGCGGGGCGTCCATGATCCGCGACAACACCAAAATTGAGGTTTTCGGGCAGAACGGCGAATACCTGTGCGTGCATGGTCCTGGTGCCGGTGACCGCGGTGTGACTCTAGGTGAGGGTCAGGTGGCGGGGATCTACGACTCCCCTGAGAAGCAGACCTGGAAGTCCGGTGCTAGGACGATTGGGTCGAAGCAGCGGAACCGGAAAATCCTTGCTAGGGATATGGATTTAGGGTTTCAGTGTAAAGAGACCAGAACTCACACCGCGGAGGAAAACGAGTCCTATCTGGTGCAGGCCATCGGTTACGAACTGGACCAGTACGATTTGGAGGCGAAGTACGCACGTTTGCGGATCACCACCGATATGTCTGGGTGGCGAGACCTTGACATTGTGCAGTATGAGGAACCGGACTTCTCCCCGAAGCAGTCTCCGATCAAGGATCAGTTTTTTAACCCGATTTTGAAGCTGCGGTCGGGTAACCCGGACTGGTACTCCGATTCTGTTGTGTCTGAGGAGATTTGGTCTGAGGACGGGTGGAAAGAAATCACGGTGGAGAATCCGACACCGCGGCCGATGCTTCACACGTGGGTTGCCACCTTGGGTTTGTGGACTGTCCCTGATTTTTCGTGGGTGGGGCCGAAGGGTAACCGGCGGCCGGGTGGCCGGCATTCCCAGCGGTTCATCGCGTGCCCGGAGGTCACCCCTTCGGATGGTGGTATGCGCATCGAGTTGGACCGGTCCAAAATGATGGCGTCCACCGC